TTCTTGCCCTAACAGGATCCCGGTCATCTCAAAATTGGCGTTAGTGTTAGACATATATTCAAGCCTATCTCTTATCTGGAGATACAGCTACTGTCCGGTGTTTCAGGGGGCTACATCACAATATTTTTGCATGCGCCTCCGCTCTTACCGCTGCCATGCGCGTCAGAAAATGTCGACCGCGAGAAGGAGAAAACCAGACTTTTTTCATTTGCATGGTCACTGTGCTCATACTGTTCGTTCCTTCCCGCAAATATTAGATGTTGATGGCGAAGAGTTATTAAGTGCCGCTGTTAGCATCTCAACATCACTGCGCAACCTGTTTATTTCATCGTCGCGCTGCACAATCACAGCGCGCTGCTCTTCCAGTTGGCGGATTAACTCCGCCTCATTGAACATCGTCATGCTGCACGCTCCCGGCCCTGGTTGTCTGATGGTGATAGCGGGGCGTTTTTGAATGACTTCGCCATCCCTGCGATATCGAGTACATAACCAGGTTGCAGCTGCACCGCCGGACCGTCGCACTGATTTCCCCATACATCGAATCCATGCGACGACTGGCGGGCGAATAACTCAATGCGCGGCACATCGCCAAGCAACTGCACCAGTTTTTCGCGGATGATGTCCGGCTTGCGCGAATTCTCCATGCGCGGTGCCGTTACGTGCTGGCAGATTGAAGCATCCATGCGGGCAGGAAGTTTGCCTCGTACTGCAAACAGACAATCTTCGCTGTTTGCCCTTGTCATATGTCCCATGCCGATCGCGCTGTTGCCTTTGTGCTTGTTAGTCTTATGCCAGGTGAATCCCTTCATGGTCATCAGCTTAAAGCCCCACGCTTCGACAACCTTCAATGCCTCTACCGGCTGCGTCGGCACCCACCACATAGCCAGCAGACAATCATCGGCGGCAAGATCCCATACTGGCAGGCGGCAGATATCCAGCACGTTCATTACCGGGTATTTAAATCCGGCGCCGCGCTCGCCGTCGGCGGCTTTGTCACGGTAAACCCAAGGCGGGTCAGCGTAGATAAGAGTGTATTTTCCGGTCATGCCATACCTGCCTTAATTGGACGAACCTTAAGAGATTCATTCAGCTTTTCAGCTACCCTCTTAGCTGCAATAGGGTTGCGAATAATCAGTTTGGCTGGAGTTAACCAGCCTCCATACTTCGTCGAATAAATTAATGTCACCATTCCAACGGTGATATCGTCTTGATGATTAGTCATACACCACCCCGCGACATCCGACCCCTGCATATTCGCCTCGGCGCAGGCCGTTACCTTTTGATATGCACTGATCACGGCGTATCGCTATTCTGGCGCGCTCCACTTCACCGACAGCTACATCCATACACAGCAACCAGAGTTGGGCTGCAATGCGGTACTGGCCTTTCGATTCACGCTCAACAGCGCGCTTTTCTACCTCTATCGCCGCCGGAGTAACGGCGACAACCTTTGAAGCCTGACGCTGAGACACATAGTTCAGGTGATACTTTTCAAGACGGGTTAATTTGCTCATCGGATCCAGCCTTCTCTGAAAATTACCGCCAGCAGATACAGCCAGGCGGAAACGGCGGTCAGGAATAAATACCATCCTGACCATTTTTCCCAGTGCCTGATCAGCGCTGTCATGCGGCGTTACTTACTGGGCGAAACTTTCGCTGCTCAACAGGTGGTTTTTTCCCTTCGAATTCCTCTGGACTTTCAGCTCTTCTTTTATCAAGCCACATCTCAACCTCTTCCTTGGTCCACGTTGCACGCTTGTCCGTGATATACCAGCGCTTAGGGAACTGGCCGCTCTTCTCCAGGCGATCGATTGTGCTCATTGATAATGGCACCACCGCCAGGAGTTCCTTCTTGCCTAATGCACCTTTCATAAATACCTCTCTTTGTTGCAGGTGTGGCGCCGCGGCGCCGCAGTGGTGGTTACATCGGTACTTCGTTCAGTTCGTCTCGGCGTACGTTGTAGACATCGGTTGCCATTTCCAGCCATTTCCCTGACAACGCATCTTTCGCTCCAGGGCGTTTTTTGCTGTCTGGCCATGTTCCGCCATTGAAAATCAGATCCAGTTTCTCAACGCTTTCCGCGTTACTGGCAGCATCAGTGAATGACTTCAGTATTTCGTCAGGGCCGCGACCTTCATTCCTTGCCTGTTCCTTCTGCTCAGGCTTTGAGTTGATCAGGCTGTTCATGCCCTGAGCCGTTGCCGCAGGTGGCGTGATGTCGCGCTCAACACGCGGTGTTGTCTCCTGCAATTCGTCAGGGGTATACACTCCGAGTAGAACATCAGGTGCATGCAGGCGCGCCCAGCGCTTAACGCACAGATAAGCAAGCTGCTGGCGTGGATCCTGTTCCCACAGCGGAGAGTTACGGACACCTGCCTGAGCCATGCTGATGGTAAGCTCGCGCGGCTCCGCTTCACCTTTCAGTACTGCCGATACTGTTACGGTCAGTGATGGTGATTTGTCGCTCTTGCCATTCACCTTTGACCAGTCACCATCCCAGCGGTAATTCAGGCGAGTTGAAAGCAGGTTTGAAGAAGACACGACGGCGTTAACCAGTTGTGCTTCATAGCCAAGAGTTCCGTTTACAACGTGCGTCTTCTGCGCAACAGCGAACGGGTTCATGCCCCATTGCGCCGCCTGCATGGTAACTGCCAGACAATCAGCAGGCTTTCCTGCCAGGTGCTGAGGAACTGTTGCTTTACTGTCTGCCATCAGGGTTGCGAAACGCACCAGGCGGTCCATCCCCTCTGGGCTGAATATTGCAGCCGCGGTCCCTACGGTAGCGCCTGGCTGTGATGTGATTGCGATATCGTTGCTCATACGTACATATCCTGTTTTCGTGCCCATTCAGGGCGTTTAATAATTTCCACGCCGCCCCATTCATCGCTGATGCGGCATTCGTGATAGGTGTTCAGATCCCGGCGGAATAACTGATGCCCAGCGTCAACATCCGGCGCATCCAGCTCGAACACGCGGACCGGGTATCGACCGCAGTCGATGGTTTCGCTCACAGCCAGGAAGAAAAATCCGTGTGGCTGCCCGGTTACTTTCAGGGCGCCCTCTCTGTACATGGCATCTTGGACGTGATAGCGGAATTCCTCGATGTGACGTGCAAAGCGATCCATGTCCGCAACCTTTTTCACATCGACGATCACGTTGTGCTCATTCAGCCATTTATCCGGGCGGATGCGGCACAACTCGCCAGTCTCATCGTCGTTCCAGTACATCGATGCTTCACAGTGTCCTGGTGCATCCAGCATCCAGCGCGCCGCCGGGTGGGCCATTGCGCTGTCGCGCATCAGTTTCAGCTTCCGGCCCTGTTCGGCGTCCATCACCGTCATACCCATACCGGAAACGTCTTTCATGAATGCGGCTTCATCCGCTTTACCCTGATTGGTTCGGCGGTTGAACTGTGGCGCCACGATGAAACGCTTATCGAATTCCTTAGGCTCCAGCAGCAGGCAGTGCAGAGCAGTACCCATGTCCAGTGCGGATTTCTTCTCTTCATCTTCCGGAGCAGCCTTCACCCATTTCAGAAGAGCAGGGTTCTTGGCCACCATATCCAGTTGTGACTTACTCACGCCGTCACCGGCGTGGTAGTTCTCGTTGCTGATGTCGAAATAGATGCCGGTATTCATAACTTCACCTTGTATTCGTTCTGCTTGTTGGAGCGGGTTCCATCGTGAAACCATATTGCGCACCTGGTTACTTCTACCCATTTGCGACGTTCAAGCTCAGCGATGAACCAAGAAACCTTCGATCTTGAAATACCAAGAATCTTTGCCATATCTCGGATGCTGTGTTTTCCACCGCGCAGCAATGAGAGGAGCGTTGGTTTCATGCCGCATTCCTTTTGCTGTCGATCTGGTCAGCCAGGTCAAGACGGGCGATGACACCAGTTAATTCACGTTTGAACGACGACATAAGCTCTTCGAAATCATCGCTTTCAAATGCCGCCTCCATCACCTTATAACGAACACCGGCACGGAGAATTGCCCGCTTGAATGACTCTTCCATTTCGCAACCAGCCACTGCTTCGATCAGCTCAACGTGGCGGTCATACAGTTCAGATGACAGTTGGTAGTCATTGCTGAACTGAGTTGCTATTTTTTTCAGGTTATTGAATTGCTGAATGTGCATAGCCACCTCAGTAGTTGATGGTTGTTGCTGGAACTTTCCCGCGAGCGATGGCGACAACACATGCCTTCGCCCAGTCATCAGGAATACCCTGGTCAATTAGAGCTTGGACCGCAGCAGCATTAATGGCCCGACGGTGCTCTACATCAGCAGCACGTGCCGCTGCTTCATCAGCGATTCGCTTCTCTTCAGCCAGGCGAGCAGACTCTTTTGCTTCTGCTTCACGTTTGATTCGATCTGCTTCTTCCTGCGCCTTGCGTTGCTCAGCTGCGATAGCCTCCTGCTTTTCGCGCTCTGCGCGTTCAGCTGATGATTTCTTCTCTGCTTCAGCCTTTTGCTCTACTGCAATACGGTCACGCTCTGCTTGCTCTGCCTTTAGCTTTAATTCAGCCTCGCGACGGGCAGATTCAGCGCGTTCACGCTCGATTTTCTCTTCGGCTTCGCGCTTGGCCTGTTCTGCTGCCTGGCGCTTTAACTCTTCTTCATGAGCAATGCGCTGGCGTTCTGCTTCTTCTGCTTTCGCCTTTGCTTCGCGGTCGAATGCATCATTCATAAGCAGGGCAATTTCGTGATCTGATTCGAACTGCTTACGGTCGTTTTCAGCTTTAACTCGAGCAGCTTCTTCAGCTTTGATGCGATGCTGTTCGGCTTCCCATTCGGTAGCCGGACGGCGTATTTCTACCGCCAGTTCATCCAGCGCATCTCTTACTTTTTTGCGGCTAGCATCGACAAGAGCAGGGCGTTTTTTCATTTCTGCAACCAGATTTTTTCCGGCTTCGTCGATGGCTGTTTTAGTGCGACGAACGGTAGATGCCATGCTGATATAAACTCCGCGGCCCTTAACCGTGTTAACGTCACCAACTACCGATAACGCTTTCTGGCGAATATCAGCAATCAGGTTTGAGATGTACTCGTCACTGATGAATGCCGCTTCCAGATCTGCAGGTGCCGGAAGTTGTACCAGCACCAGTTCTTTTGATTCGCTCACTTGCTCACCCCCATATCCATTTCCGTTTTTACCGCCAGCTTGCTGACGAATACCCAGATCATTGCTTCACCCAGCGTGCGGAACTTCCAGCTCATCAGCCCGCAAGCTGTAACGCAGTACCAACCGTTGATGACTTTCCACTGCATATGAACCTCGCTATTACCAATTTGGTAATACATAAAGATGCAGGAAAGCCACGAAGCGGTGGTTTCTGCCTGAGCGATGTGCTCATGTATTACCTTTTGGGTAATAATCAGATCAAAAAGTGATTGTGTCAATAGGTATGACGAGAAAAAATTACCATTTTGGTAATTGCGTGAGGCGCGAGCTTACCGCCATTGGGCAGGTAAAGCGTCAGAATGGCGGGGGTTTACTTGCTTTTGTTCTGCTCAAACACGAAGTTGATGAATGAGGTGATCTTGTTTTTCTCTTCCTGCGGCAGAGCTGCATACATCCGGTGGTCATAGTCGATAACACCAGGTGCGCCGACGGGAATAATCATCTCGTATGCTTCATGCCCGAACGCGCGCGCCAGGGAGGAAAGAACGCCGATGGTTGTGCTGACTTCCGCTTTCATAATCCGGTTAACTGTGGCCGGGCCAATGCCAGCCGCTACAGCAACTTTCTTTTCGGATGTCATTTCAGTGTTCTTTCTCATCCAGGCATTGAGCGTGGCTGCGGCCTGCTTCTCTACAGTCCATTCGCCATCGTCGGTGGCCGGAATAAAGATATCAGCCTGTACTGCGTCCAGTTCGTGATCGACATCAAGCCAGAACTTTTCTTTGCGCGCTGCTTCTTCAATGATACGCGCGGCATTCGGTCCGATGTTCTTGATACCAGTACACCACCTGTTGACCAGGTTCTGCGAACGTTTCACCCGTTCGGCAAAACGTAACTGGGTGTCGTCGAAATCCCTGCGAATGATTTCGTTAAGGTTTTTGCGTCTTATGTCATAAATACTTTTCATAGCTATTGTATTTGTCCATTTAATGTTACCTAACTGACTAAATTTAAATGAATATTACCATAAAGGTAAAGTTACCATAACGGTAATAATCATTGATTTTTTCACCAGAAAGGTAATAATTCAGATATGAATAGACAGGCTGAGATAAGCAAAATATGAGTGACGAAAAAAAATTTGATTTCAAAAAGCACTGGCTGGGGCTGTCTCCTGATGAGCGTGAAGCATTTGCAGATGAAGCCGGAACCACCAGTCATTACATCCAGACTCACCTGACAGGACGCCGCAAGATGCCTGGTAAGCGACTGATGGACGGACTATTTAAAGCATGTCGTTCCCGCGAATGGACAAAGTCTAAACCTGAATTAGTGCTCTTCTTCTACGACCGATAATCCCTCTGACCCCATCAATGCCGTCATTACCTGGCGGCTCCTTCCTGCATAAAACACCTTTCTGGTAATAAAAAACCATATACGGTTGATCTTTTTTTCTTCCTGCATCAAAATCATCGTAATAGTAAACGTTAATGAGGTTGTGCAATGGAGATTATTACTCGCCTTGACGCTGCAAAGGCAGGTCTTAAGCGTTATTACACCGGCAAACAGTGTAAGCATGGTCATGACAGTGAGCGCTACGTTTACAACGGGCACTGCGTTACATGCGCCATCAACACAAGCCTGCGCCGCCAGGCAGAAATAAAGCAGCTCATGGCCGAAGCCAGCCTGCAACACTCAAGCTGACGACAGGTATTTACCATGAGCAGACACGCAACAGAGTGGGCATGGAAAACAAATCCGGGCAGCTCATCACTGAAACTCATCCTGCTCTCGATGGCTGATCGAGCCGATGAATACAACCTGTGCTATCCAAGCATCGAACGCCTGGTTACCGACACAAGCCTGAATAAAAAAACAGTTCAGGCTGGTCTTATTTCGCTCATCGGAATGGGGCTAATTTCAGATACAGGAGAAAGAAAAGGGGCAACAAGAAGGGTCCGGGTTTTCTCTTTAAACATACCCAAAAACGGTAATGTTACCAATATTGGGAATATACCCAAAAACGGGAAGTTGAATGATCCCAAAAACGGGAAGTTGAATGATCCCAAAAACGGGATGCAGAACCTATCAGTTAACCAGTCATATAACCAAGAGAAGGAGAGGGGCGATAAAACTGGTGGTTTATTGACTCAGAAGACTGACGCCAACAACGCCGTGATTAACAACTTTGTCCCTCCTGGTGGACTGGGGCAATTCGGGAAATTTGTCATGCATGAGCACTGGTCACCATCGGATGATTTCCTCCGGGTGTCTTCATTGCAGGGTATTAACCTGGATTGCCAGCCAACACCACAGGAGATTGCAGAGTTCAGGGTTTACTGGATGGCCGAGGGTAAGGCTTTCCACCATGCGCAATGGGAGCAAAAACTTGCCAGACGTCTGCAGATCAGCAGACAGAACAAACTGACCTCACCTGAAAACAACGTACCGCACTGGAACAGTCCAGAGGCGTGGGAGGATTTCCTGTGAATAACGTATTTACCGCCATCCAGAACCGAGACGGTGAGGCTATGGCCAGCTTAACCGGTTCAGACCGTCAATATGCAGGCAGCGACAACGTTGTGAACATCACGGCAGAGCGCCTTGTAGATGCCCTGTTTAAACAGCTTAAGCAGCTATTCCCGGCAGCTGAGCAGACCAACCTGAAGACTCCGGCGCAGGAGACAGCAGCAAAGCAACAGTGGATCGCTGCATTCGCCGAAGGTGGCATCCGTACCCGTGAGCAGGTATCGGCAGGGATGCGACATGCCCGTGCCAGTGAATCACCGTTCTGGCCTTCACCTGGGCAATTCATCAAGTGGTGCAAAGACAGCAAGATGGTTCTGGGGATCAGCATTGATGACGTGATGGGGGAGTTTCACCGTTACGCCAAAGAGAAAAGCCTCCAGCCTGGTGGCCCCGAGAGATTCCCGTGGCGTCACCCGGTCATGTACTGGATTGTATGTGATACCCGCAGGGCGATGTATCAGCGCCAACTGAGTGAGGCTGAAGTTGAGAAGCATGCTCGCAAGCTGCTGGATGAATGGTCGGCAAAAGTGGCATCCGGTCACCAGATTCCGGATCCAATACTCAGCATACAGGCCAAGCCAGAGCCAATGAGCACACCACCGACAGGCTCAGGTAACGCCTATCATCCGCCAGGGCGAAGTTTCGGATGCATGCCGAACGCTGCTACGCTGGGAGGGATAACACCGGCACAGTGGCTCATGGAGGAATACAGGCGAGGGAAGACAGCAGGACTCATCAAGTAATACCGGCGCAGTGGCGCATTTTTTTACATCTGGAGAATTACCAAAAAGGTAATAAAATATGCGCATTGCTATTGAAATTAACTCATTTGTGGTTTTAAATTACCTGAGGGGTAAATCATGAAAAGGCAGTTGCAGGCACTCGGAAGGCTCAAGACGGGCCAGATGAATAAAACCGAATCGGCTTACTGCCAGCACCTTGAGTTACGCAAGCATGCCGGGGAAATAGCCTGGTATCGGTTCGAAGGTATCAAGCTTCGGCTGGCTGATAACACGTTCTACACGCCTGACTTCGCAGTGATGCTCACCACCGGTGAGATGGAACTGCACGAGGTGAAAGGTTTCTGGACCGACGACGCCAGGGTGAAAACCAAAGTCGCCGCAGACCAATACCCGTTTCGCATCATCGGGGTAACGGTTAAGCCAAAGAAAGCGGGTGGCGGGTGGAACGTCGAAGAGTTCTAAATCGACGATCCTTTTAGTTATCAAACTAATCAATAACTTATACGGGTAAACGAGGGTAATAATGGGAAGCAATATCATTGAGTTAGCGAAGTTAGGACATGAGCGTGCTGCTGAACTGAAGGCATCATGCGGTGCTGTCGACGTGCGTAGTGTATCGCAACTGATTAGCGATCTGGCTACTCAACTTGAAGTGCAACTGGTGCGAGGTAATGCACTGGCTGCGGAGAATGCGGGGCTGAAAGCGGCGTTTGATAAGCCTCAAGCCTATCTATCATGGCACGCTATTCCACCTACATGGGAAGACCCTCTCCCATGTGGTGAGTATCTTGATGTTCATGACGAAGCAGGACACAAAAATTCCGACGGTACTGATTGCTGGCCGGTATATGCCAAGCCAGAAATCAAAACCCCGGCCACCGACGCTTTCCTGGCTGAAGTGCGGGCGCAGGAGTCTAAACGGGTATACGAAAGCATACTGGACAACCCAGCCGTAACTGACATGGGGTCGCTTGTTGATTGGCTTGAACAAAATGCCAATGATTCCATAGCATTCGCCGCCCAACTTCGCAAAGGAGTGCAGTCATGAGCAAGTCGATCGCAGACGGCGCAAAATTAACGCCGGAAACATTCTCTGATTTCATTGAGCGTTTGAAGTATCACCATCGCGGTGAGGGCGTAAATCGTCACGCCACCGCCGATCCAATTTTCATGGTTCAGAAGCAGGCAACCATTTATGGCCTGGCAGAAGAGTACGGCGAATCGAAGATAGTCCATGTCGAAGAATGCGAATGGGACTGCCCTCAAGAGTATTGGGACGATCTGGATGAACAGCAGCAGGAAGAGTTAAACGCCTTCTGTATTGACCAGTGCGATACAGCCTTTACCGATCTCGATGAAGACGCTCAGTGGGAGGTGTTGGCTGACCTTGACGGACACACTGTCTGCGGCACCAAAAAAGAGTGGCAGAACATCAACGCTCATTTTACCCGTGAAGCAGCAGAGGCCTTCATTCGCCGTAAACAGCATGATTATCCACCTCTGCGTGTCTACGTCGAGAGCATGTACTTCGGGTGGGAATATCAGGAAATCATCAAGGCGCTTTGTGATGGGCGCTTAGTGCTCGCAGATAGCCAGGAGGAAGCCCAATGACAGCACTCAACAAACAGGCGCTGCGTGAAGCGGCGGAGAAGGCTACCCAAGGGACGTGGGTAGAAAAATGCGGGGAAGTAACAACCGCTGATTACGATGTTAAAGGAGTCACTTTCCTCGACCATATCTGCAACTGCGAAATTATCGGGACGGAAAGCCCTAACGCCGAATTCATCGCCGCAGCCAGCCCCGCCACCGTTCTGGCGCTGCTGGATGAGCTGGAAGCCGCAGAGAAGCGCATAGCAGAACTGGAGGCGCGGACCATCACCGTGAAGCAATTCGATGACTTCCAGATTGTCCACTATGGCGGTTCTGAGGATTACGCGAAAGGTTATATCGACTGCCAGAACAACTACAACAAAGCGCTTACCGCCGCTGGCATTGGCGTGAAGGGGGAGTGAGATGGCACTGACGAAAAAACAACGCGCAGAGCTACGCATGAAGTTTGGCGGACGATGCGCTTATTGCGGATGCGAACTTGGCGATAAGTGGCACGCCGACCACGTTAAGCCGGTCATTCGTTTCAATGGGCAGATGCTTCACCAGGAGCGCGATGACATTGCCAACCTGGTACCGGCCTGCCACCCATGCAACTTGCATAAGCACTGTAGCAGCCTGGATGATTACCGCCGAATTATTGACGACGGTCGCCGGGAGTTTCTGCGGTCAGGCAAGGGAAAGGCTCTGGTGCGTATGGGACTTGTTGAGATGAAGCCCGATCCGGTTGTGTTCTGGTTTGAGCGGTATCAGGAAGGAGCGACAGCATGAGCACAATTACCAGAGAATTCACCAAAGAGCAGTTAATAGAGCAAGCGCGCACAAACTTGACCTGTCACCGCACGGCAATCAATCACTCACTTGCGCAGGTTGACGCAGTGCTGTTTGAAATCGCGCTGGCATCGCTCGAAGCGGAGGCTGTAGTTATCACTGACGATATGGCGTATGCCTTCCATCATGCGCTTTCTGATTCATCGCTGGGTGCTGATGAAGTCGAAGAAATTAAGACCGGATTACGCGCTGCGCTTGCCAATGTCACCGCCCCGCCAGCGCCGGTATCTGTGCATGATGAAAATGGCCTTCTTCCATGTCCATTCTGTGGTGGCAAACCAGAAGAAGATGCGGGCGGTTGTAGCGAGTACGATGGTCACGAGCACCAGGACTACTCAATCAACTGCATGAGTTGCGGAGCAGAGGTCTATTGCTCGGCGGGGTCATTTGAGAAAGCCGATATTCCTTGCTCATGTCACCACAACGCAAGGGAAGTCTGCGTTGATAAATGGAATCGCCGCGCCGCCATGCTGCAGGGTGCTGAACTTGTAACGACTACTTACAAGTTGCCGTTCGAGGAATGGTTATCTCAGCAAAATGAGCCAATAGATATCGATTGCGGGTGCGTAACGACAGAGGTGTTTTATCACTGGCTACGCGTTGCTTATGGGGTTGGCAACTCTCCTGTGATTCCGGATGGTTTGTTAGGTTGTGGTGAAAATTGCTGGTCATGTGGCAAGTATTTTACATACGAACAGCACTCTGAATGCGACGGATACTGCCCACACTGTAACTCTCCTGTTGATCTTGATGATGAAGAAGACCAGCCATCGAAAGTAGTGCCAACTAATCCTACGGAAGAGATGATTTCTAACGCATGGAGGGAGGCAATCGGCAAGTGCGATCATGAAACCATTAAGCGCATATACGCGACAATGCTCGCAGCAGCACCACAGCAGGAGGTGAAGTAGTGAATACATCAGTAATTCGAATATACACAGAGCAGCTTGAGTCCACCATCGAAAAAGGCGTTGAGTTACGAGACTCAATGCGTCAGGAGATATCCCGACTCGAAAGACTTGTTAAAGCTCAGAAGTCTGAAATCACCAATGCGGTTAATGCCAAGGAGTTGTACCAGCGCAGGCTTGGTAATTACAAAAAGCGTCTGGTAGTTGAGCGGGAGAAGCGGCAGAAACTTGAAGGTCAGATTATCAAGCTAAAGCGGAAGATGGATAATGGCTAAATCCGCCGCCGAACGCAAAGCAGCGCAGCGTGCCCGTCTGGCTGAAGCCGGTAACCGCAAGCTGGAACTGGTGCTCGACGAGCAGGAAATGGAGATGCTGGCGCGAAACTGCGCCGCCCGTCGCCCTGGTCGTGCGCCGTATGACATGAACGAGTACATCGCGCTGCTTATCCGCCAGGACGATGCGCGAGTGCGTGGCCGTATCAAGTCAATCAGTGCCAACAAGTGCGGGAAGTGCGGCGATTCTCTGCCTGTTGAGTCGTGCCCATGCGACGGTGATTCGGCGTGCTGGGTGACGCGTGGCTGGCATGAGACCAAATTATCAGTGTGACATGTCACGATAGCGACAATAAATTGCAATGGCCGCCGACTATGGCGGCTTTGTTTTGCGTGTTACTATTACCAAAACGGTAATTATTACTTTGGTGGTAACAATGCCCGCAGAACCAAAGGCACCAAAACGCAAATCAACGCAGTATAAGCCACTCACAGCGATGCAGGAGGCTTACGCGCAGGAATATACCAAATGCCCAGAGAATCAGACGCAGGCAGCGATTAACGCAGGATTCTCACCCAATACGGCAGCGGTCAAAGCCAGCGTCATGATGCGTGATGAGCGCATTCAGAAACGAATAGCTGAACTGATGGAAGAGCGCAACAAGCGCCTGCGCGTCAGTGCTGATTACGTACTGCTACGTCTGGTGGAAATCGACCAGATGGACGTGCTGGATATTCTGCACGACGATGGCACGCTGAAGCCAATCCGCGAGTGGCCGAAGATATGGCGTACCACGCTGAGCGGTTTCGACCTGTCATCGACCATCATGAACATGGATGAGACATCAATCGAGACCATCCTCAAAAAAATAAAATGGCCTGACAAGGTGAAGAACCTCGAGCTTATCGGTAAGCACGTTGACGTCAACGCGTTCAAAGAGCGCCTGGAGGTTTCCGGCACCGTCACCATTGCCGACCGCATGGCGAAGGCCCGCCGTCGCGTGAAAGAGCAGGCTGGTGGTGAAGAATGACAGCCGCAGCCATGTCGCCGGAAGAGCAGCTCGTCGAGGATATCGCTGGGTTCACGTATGACCCGCTGGGCTATGCGACGTATGCGTTCCCGTGGGGAGAAGAGGGAACAGAGCTGGCGCACGCCACAGGTCCGCGTAAATGGCAGGCAGACGCATTCCGCGAGATACGGGATCACCTCCAGAATCCCGCAACGCGTCACCAGCCGCTGATGCTGGCCCGCGCATCCGGTCACGGTATCGGCAAATCTGCGTTCATCTCGATGCTGATTAACTGGGGTATGTCCACCTGTGAAGACTGCAAGGTGGTGGTGACCGCCAACACCGACAACCAACTGCGCACCAAGACCTGGCCGGAAATCATCAAATGGTCGAACCTGGCTATTACGAAAGAGTGGTTCACCTGCACCGCCACCGCGATGTACAGCAACGATCCCGGTCACGATAAACGCTGGCGCGCTGACGCAATCCCATGGTCTGAGCACAATACCGAAGCTTTCGCCGGTCTGCACAACGAGCGCAAGCGCATCATCGTCGTATTCGACGAAGCGTCAAACATTGCCGATCTGGTGTGGGAGGTTGCTGAAGGGGCGCTGACGGACGAAGACACCGAAATAATCTGGGTTGCGTTCGGGAACCCGACGCGTAACACAGGGCGTTTCCGCGAATGCTTCCGCAAATACAAGCACCGCTGGAAGTGTGCGCAGATTGACAGCCGCACCGTTGAGGGCACGAACAAGCAGCAACTGCAAAAGTGGGTGGATGACTACGGAGAGGACAGCGACTTCGTGAAGGTTCGTGTGCGTGGGATCTTCCCTGATGCGTCTGAGAACCAGTTCATTCCATCTGGCCTGACACAACCGGCTGTCGGCAGGGTGATCACCGAAGCACAGGTTATGCACGCAGCTACTGTCCTCGGCGTCGACCCGTCCCACCAGGGTAAAGACCCGGCGGTTATCTATCTACGAAAAGGACTGCACTGTAAGAAACTCGGAGAGTGGCAGCGCACCACTGACGACGTGCTGTTTGCGAAGGTGATCGCCGACTTCGAGGATCAGTACCAGGCTGACGCTGTGTTTATCGATTACGGCTATGGCACAGGTCTTAAATCTGTTGGCGATAACTGGGGGCGCAACTGGACGCTGATAATGTTCGGCAGCGGTACGGCAGATCCCGAGATGGGCAACAAACGCGGCGAGATGTATAAATCCGCCCGTGACGCGCTGAAGCTTGGTGCGCAACTGGATAGCCAGGAACTTGCCGACGAACTGAGCGCACCTGAATACAAAGTCAGGCTGAAGGACAGCAGGAAGATTTTACAGGACAAGGACGAGGTGAAAGAATTGCTTGGCCGATCACCGAACAATGCCGACGCCTACGTGCTGACTTATGCGGCTCCTGTTACCAAAAAACAGTTCAACTATGGGCAGCAGCAAAGCCAGCAGGGTAAGGCGCTCACAGAGTACGATCCATATGCATGAAAAAGCCCGCGCATCGGCGGGCTGATTGTGACATGTCACTACGCTATCAACCTTCCAATGCTCGTCGGCAGTCGTCTTCGTTTTCCCAGACATCAGAACGGTCATCATGAAGTCGTTGCTTCAGAAGGTAGCCTTCCAGCATCCAGATTTTATTTACCGCATTTTCGCGGGCAATCTTGCGCCCGATCTCCGGGTCGAAGTTTTCCGGGCTGGCGCAGGCACTTTCGCCAGTGACAGTGAATCCATTTCGCAGCACTAGAACGCAGAACGTAAGTACTGCAGCCTGCTCAGGAATGTTCAACTCCTCAACCTTTTCATCATCTGACTTTGTATCAGTCAAATATTGATGGCGACCTGCTATACCATCAGCAGCCGTGAAGTAATGCTCACTTAAAATTATGCTTTCGATATGCTGCTGCGTAACGCGCGGTGCGGTTAAGCCTTTAGCCTGAATTTCAGATTCAATATCTTTGTCGCTCATGATTTTCACCTTAAAAAAATGCCCACCGAAGTGGGCGAACTGGAAGCAAGGGTGCCTTCCATGGCAGTTACGGGTTTACAGCGCAACGTCATCGCAATGGCGTTCTGGTGTAAAAGTGACGGTGGTCAGCATCAAGGGAACCCATCCGGACCGCTGCGGCACATGTGCCATATGCCGTACAACCACTGCGTTACATCAACATCAATTACCTAAAAGGTAATATCTGATGTTATAAGTGTCAATAGCCTACGCTAAATAAATCATATGTGGTTAAATTGGTAATAATTTAATTGCGTACGGAGCTATTGCTATGTGTATCGGCAGCAAGCCATCAGTGCCAGCAGCACCAGAAGTACAGGCTGCGCCACAGGAGCAGGATGCAGCAGTTGTCAGTTCTCGTGACGACGAAGAGCGCCGACGCCGTGCAGCCGCTGGCCGCAGTTCCACTCTGCTGACTGGTGCGCAGGGCGACACCTCAACCGCAAACACCAGCGGTAAAACGCTGCTCGGTCAGTAACGGAGTAGGCAGAGATGGCGGAAACCGAAAAAGAGCGTCTGCTGAAGCAGCTCGCACAGCTGAAGAATGAGCGCACATCGTTCGAGTCGCACTGGCGTGACCTGAGCGACTTCATTAATCCGCGCGGCTCCCGCTTTCTGACGTCTGATGTAAACCGTGATGATCGTCGTAACACCAAGATTGTTGATCCTACCGGCTCAATGGCTCAGCGCATTCTGTCCAGCGGCATGATGTCCGGCATCACCAGCCCGGCACGTCCATGGTTCAAACTGGCAACGCCTGACCCTGACATGATGGATTACGGCCCGGTGAAAGTCTGGCTTGAAGTCGTGCAGCGCCGCATGAACGAAGTGTTCAACAAGTCTAACCTGTATCAGTCACTGCCTGTCATGTACGCCAGCCTGGGTACTTTCGGCACCGCCGCTATGGCTGTGCTGGAAGATGACCAGGACGTTATCCGCACAATGCCTTTCCCGATTGGCTGCTACTACCTGGCTAACAGCCCGCGTGGCAGCGTCGACACTTCCTTCCGCCAGTTCTCCATGACCGTGCGCCAACTGGTGCAGGAATTCGGTCTGGATAACGTCAGTTCATCAGTGCAGGGAATGTGGCAAAACGGCACGTATGAAACGTGGATCGAAGTTAACCACTGCATTACGCCAAACGTTAACCGCGACACCGGGAAGATGGACAGCAAGAACAAGCCGTTCCGTTCAGTGTACTTCGAGACTGGCGGCGATTCCGACAAGCTGCTGCGTGAATCCGGCTTCGATGAATTCCCGATCCTGGCGCCGCGATGGGAAGTTAACGGCGAAGACGTTTACGCATCTTCCTGCCCTGGCATGCTGGCACTCGGTCAGGTTAAAGCGCTTCAGGTTGAGCAGAAGCGTAAAGCTCAGCTCATCGATAAAGCCACTAACCCGCCGATGGTTGCGCCGACGTCACTTAAAACGCAGCGTGTTTCCCTGTTGCCTGGCGATGTGACGTACCTCGACGTGTTGAACGGTCAGGACGGTTTCAAACCTGCATACCTGGTAAACCCGAATACTGCAGATCTGCTCGCTGACATTCAGGATACCCGCCAGACCATCAACAGCGCCTACTTCGTCGACCTCTTCATGATGCTGCAAAACATCAACACCCGTTCTATGTCGGTGGAAGCAGTGATCGAGATGAAGGAAGAGAAACTGCTGATGCTTGGCCCGGTGCTCGAGCGCCTGAACGACGAAGCGCTAAACCCGCTGATTGACCGTGTGTTCTCCATCATGGCGCGTAAGAACATGCTTCCGCCACCGCCGGACGTTATGCAGGGCATGCCGCTGCGCATCGAATACATCTCCGTGATGGCTCAGGCGCAGAAATCTATCGGCCTCACCAGTCTGTCGCAGACCGTTGTCTTTATCGGTCAGCTCGCACAGTTCAAACCTGAAGCACTCGACAAGCTCGATGTGGATGAGGCTATCGACGCGTTCTCCGAAATGTCAGGCGTATCGCCTACCGTCATCGTTCCTCAGGAGCAGGTGCAGGGCATTCGTGAAGAGCGCGCCAAACAGGCACAAGCCGCACAAGCAATGGCTATGGGGCAGGCCGCAGCGCAGGGAGCCAAGACTCTCAGCGAAACGCAGACCACTGACCCTAGCGCATTAACCGCTATCGCTAATGCAGCAGGAGCACCGCAGCAATGATGGATATCGACGACGAAGGCCGCAAAGCAGCGCTTGACGCTAAACAGCAACTTCTGGCGCAGCGCGATATCGACGACATCCAGTTCGTTATGGGAAGCGAGCAGGGCCGCCGCGTGATCTGGTCACTGCTTGAGAAAGGTCAGGTGTTCGGTGCTTGCTTCAACGTAGATCCGCACATCACAGCATTCAACGAAGGGCAGCGCAACCTGGCTCTGGTTCTGTTTCAGCGCGTCATGGCGCACTGCCCCGATCAGTATCTGAAGATGGCCGCAGAGGCCAGTGAACAGGAGTAACCATGAATTTATTTGACCGTTTGCTGCATCGCCGCCTTTGCAATGAGCAATCCACTGAAGGTGGTCAGGCAGATACAGCTTCAACTGGTTCCGCTGAAACAACTCAAGGCGATGGCGAAACGCAGCAACAAACTCAGGAGAAAACCCAGACGCAGGATAACGCGACGGGTACTGATTCTGACAAAGGTTCAGAAACTCAGAAAACTGAGGAAGAACTTGCTGCTGATAAAGCTAAGGCCGAAAAGGTTGAAAAAGAGCAGAAGCAGGATGGCGCGCCTGAGAAATACGAGTTCAAACCAGCCGAAGGACAGGAGCTTGATGCCGCTGCCCTGGAGCAGTTCGAGCCTATCGCCCGTGAACTGAACCTGACCAATGAGCAGGCACAGAAGATGGTCGACCTGTACGGCACCAAGATCATGCCAATGGTCCAGCAGCAGCAGGTGGAAGCATGGCAGAAAACCATCGAGCAGTGGGCTGCTGACGTTAAGGCAGACAAGGAGATCGGCGGCGATAAGCTCACCAGTAACCTGAGCGCTGCACAGCGTGCTCTTGCTCAGTTCGGTACGCCTAAACTGAAAGAATATCTGGAAGGCACTGGCCTTGGTAACCACCCTGAGCTCGTTAAAGCCTTCGTCAAAGTCGGTAAAGCCATGTCTGAAGACGGCATGGTAACCGGGAAAGAAAGCGGTCAGCGTAGTGCTGCCGAAGTGCTCTATGGCAAATAAGAGAGGAAATAACCATGGCTGTTAAAGGCTTAACTGCGCTGACGCTGGCAGACTGGGGTAAGCGCATCGACCCAAACGGGAAAGTCGATAAAATTATCGAACTGCTTTCCCAGACAAACCCGATCCTTCAGGATATGCCTTTTGTTGAAGGAAACCTTCAGACTGGGCACCGTACAACTGTACGTACAGGCTTACCTTCAGCTACGTGGCGTCTGCTCAACTACGGTGTGAAGCAAAGCAAGTCGACTACTGTGCAGGTAACAGACTCCTGTGGGATGCTGGAAACCTACTCTGAAGTTGATAAATCTCTGGCTGATTTGAACGGTAACACTGCTGAGTTCCGCCTGTCTGAAGACCGTGCATTCATAGAAGCGATGAACCAGCAGATGGCTCAGACATTGTTCTATGGCGATACCAGTGTTAACCCTCAGCAGTTCATGGGCCTGTCATCCCGTTACTCAAGCCTGTCTGCTGGAAACGCGAAGAACATCATCGATGGTGGTGGTACTGGAACAGACAATACCTCTATCTGGCTGGTGGTCTGGGGTGAGAACACTGTTCATGGCACGTTCCCTAAAGGCCAAAAAGCAGGGCTTCAGCATCAGGACCTCGGCGAGCAAACCCTGACTGATCCTGATGGCGGAAAATACCAAGGCTACCGTACCCACTATAAGTGGGATAACGGCCTGACTCTTCGTGACTGGCGTTACGTTGTTCGCGTCGCAAATATCGATGTGAGCAATCTTTCAGATCCTTCTACGGCAGCGAACATCGCAAAATTGATGATTCGTGCTCTGCATCGTATCCCAAATCGTGGCATGGGCAAGCCGGTCTTCTACATGAACCGAAGCGTTAACGAAGCCCTTGATCTTCAATCTCTTGAAAAGTCATCGCTTGCAATCAGTGTTAAAGAGACTGAAGGCGAATGGTGGACTGCACTCCGTGGAGTTCCGATCCGTGAAACTGACGCAATTCTGGAAACAGAAGCGCGCGTTGTTTAACGCCTGTCATTAACTGATGGGCCTTAACCGGCCCATGAATGGAGAAAGAAAATGATCCTCGACAAACTGTTGATGTTCTCCGAGAAGCAGGCGGTAACAGCTTCTGCTGCTTCTACGGACGTGATTGACCTTGGCCCTATCGACGGTACCCGCCGCGATATCGGCGTTGGTTATCCGCTGGAGTTCTGGTCAACCGTTGACACCACAGCAACCGCTGCCGGTGCCGCGACTCTGAACGTTCAGCTACAGACCAGCCCGGACAACTCCACCTGGACAACTATCTATGACAGCGGTGCTTTGGCACTGGCTGCGCTGACTGCTGGCAAGCGCCTGTTCTCTGCAAAGGTTCCGGCAGGTGTTCAGCGCTATCTGCGCGTGAACTATTCAGTTGGTACCGGTCCGTTGACGGCTGGCGCGTTTACCTCGGGAATTAACCTGGATGTTGATAACAACAGCCCGTACTACCCGACTCGTTCAAAAGTGACTGGCTAAGGGGATAGCGATGTCAGGTGAAAAAGCAAGATACCGCGTCCTGCGCTTATCTCACATTCATAACAACCTCTGGCCTGAAGGTTCTGAAGTTGAGTATGACGGTGAACCAGGAACGGCGCTGGAACCATTGAACGATGCGGCGAAATTGGCAAAAGAGATCGCCGAAAAGCGTAAAGGCAAATCAGCGGTTTCAGTTGTCAATGCTCCAGTTTCCGTTGCTGTTCAGCCGGTAGTGGAAGAATTGAAATCTGATGGCACAGGTGCGGTAAGCGAAGACCTTACTCTGCTTCGGCAGAAGTATGAGGATTTGCTAGGCAAGAAGCCGGGTAATAAAACGGCTGAAACGCTGGCAAAAGAGATCGCCGAAAAGCGTGCAGAACTGGGCGTCTAAGCCTCGCTAATCAAACAGGGGGCTTCGGCCCCCTTCTTGCAGGAGTCCGTTATGGATCTGGTAAACCTCAAAACCGGCACCGACACCTATCAGGATGAGGATGGCAAAACCCAGACTCGTGATGATTATCCGTGGGGCCTTTGCATTGAGTTGAACAACGAGACGCTCGCCAAGCTCAAGGCAACGCCTCAATCCGCTGGCACTGAAGTAATGATCACCGCAAAGGCAACTATTCGCTCAACGTCTACCCGCGAAACGGAAGATGGAATGCAGCATAACGCCAGTCTGCAGATCACTGATATGGCACTCAGCCCAGTATCCGGTGAGCAACCTAAATCAGCAGCGCAAACTCTCTACGGCGGGGAGGATGATTAATGGCCTCCGTTATCGAGATCTGCAACCGCGCGCTGAGCAATATCGGTAACAGCCGCAGCATTAACAGTCTGAATGAAGCCAGTAAAGAGGCAGGGCAGTGCTCCCTGCATTTTGATGCGTGTCGCGATGCTGCTCTTGCTGACTTCGACTGGAACTTTGCTACCAAACGCGTTGCGCTGGCTGATACCAATAACCCGCCTCCTGACTGGCAGTATGCTTACCAGTACCCATCTGATTGCGTGCGCATAACAGAGATCATGCCTCCCGGCCTACGCAATCCTACGGCTGCTCAGCGCATTGAATATGTTGTCGGCTCCAATGAGGATCTGACCGGTAAGCTGATTTACACCGATCAACCGAAAGCCTGGTTGAAATACGTTGCGCGGGTTACTGACGTCAATATGTATGACGCCATTTTTATGGAGGCGCTTTCATGGCGTCTGGCTGCAGCCATCAATATGGCGCTGACCGGTAGCGCAGATCTCGGTAACAACGCACTGACTATGTACAACCGCGTGATCCTGAGCGCTGGCTCACACAGCCAGAACGAATCACAGGAGCCACAACCACCGGTAGATGAGTTCACAGCAGCGAGGTTGTCATAATGGCTTTTAGCTGGATTCAACCGAGCTTTGCCGGTGGTGAAATTGGTCCGTCACTGTACGGCCGCATTGATATGTCAAAGTATCAGGTGGCGCTTCGCAAGTGCGATAACTTCATTGTTCGTCAGTATGGCGGCGTAGAGAACCGACCCGGTACGCGCTTTGTTGGCCCAGCTAAATATCCAGATCGCAAGTGCCGGTTAATCCCGTTTCAGTTCTCGACCGTCCAGACCTACGCGCTTGAGTTCGGTCATAACTATATGCGCGTCATTAAAGACGGCGCTTATGTTCAGACGACCAGCAATGTGATTTATGAGCTGGCGATGCCATATGCTGATACCGACCTTTTCCGCATAAAATTCACGCAGAGCGCTGACGTTCTGACGCTGGTGCATCCTGCATACCCGCCGAAAGAACTGCGCCGCTACGCGCACGACAACTGGCAGATCGTCGACGTCACCACCAAAAATGGACCGTTCGAAGATATTAACGTTGACGAAACAGTGAAGGTATACGCCAGCGCCAGCACCGGAACCATTACGTTGACGGCAAGTTCTGCCATCTTCGGTGCTGAGCAGGTCGGAAAACTGTTCTATCTCGAGCAGCCTGCTATTGATTCCGTACCGGTATGGGAAACCAGCAAGACCACAGCAATCAACGATGTCCGCCGTGCAGACAGCAACTACTACCGAGCAAATACTGCGGGCAAGACCGGAACACTTCGACCATCTCACACTGAAGGTATGTCGTGGGATGGCTGGGGCGGTACTGGAGATGATGACACCGGGATCCAGTGGGAGTACCTGCACAGCGGTTTCGGCATTGCCAGAATCACAGCAGTAGCTGGCGATGGCCTGACAGCAACTGCCGATGTGGTTTCATTCATTCCGTCTCAGGTGGTTGGCTCCACTAACGCAAGCTATAAGTGGGCCAAATACGCATGGAACAGCGTTAACGGCTACCCGAGCACCGTTGTTTACTACCAGCAGCGCCTGTACTTTGCCGCGTCTACCGCGTACCCACAAACCATATGGGCAAGCCGTACCGGCGATTATAAGGACTTCGGCAAGAATAACCCTATTCAGGATGACGATCGGATTATCTACACTTACGCCGGTCGGCAGGTGAATGAGATCCGTCACCTGATTGACGTTGGTAATCTGGTTGCTCTGACATCTGGCGGGGAATATACGATATCCGGGGACCAGAATAAGGTCCTCACTCCGGCGGCGTTCTCGTTCAGCTCCCAGGGGAACAACGGTTCCAGCAACGTACCACCTATCGCCGTGGCAAACATCGCGTTGTTCATCCAGGAGAAGGGAAGCGTGGTCCGTGATCTGGCGTATTCGTTTGATGTTGACGGGTACCAGGGTACGGACCTGACCATACTGGCAAACCACCTTTTCCAGAAGCATAGTATTGTCGACTGGTCATTCTGCATCGTGCCGTACAGCAGCGCGTTCTGCATTCGTGATGACGGTAAATTGCTGGTGCTGACCTATTTACGCGATCAACAAGTTTTCGCATGGGCACCGCAGTCCAGCGCCGGTAAGTACGAAAGCACCTGCTCCATCAGTGAAGGCAGCGAGGATGCTGTTTACTTCGTGGTTAACCGTACCATCAATGGGCAGACCGTTCGTTACATCGAGCGTCTTTCCAGTCGTCTGTTCACCAATGATGAGGACGCGTTCTTTGTCGACTGCGGTCTGAGCTACGACGGGCGCAATACATCATCACGCACAATGACCATCAGCGGTGGCACAGGTGACTGGAGCTATCAGGTTGATTATCCGGTTACTGTCAGTGGTGGAGCGTATTTCGTTAATACCGATGTTGGTGCTCAGATTCAGTTCCCATATACCGGAACGGATCCAGACACCAACGAACCGGTGGCTAAAGAGCTGCGCGGCGATATCATCTCCGTAACCAGCAATACCGCGGTTACCGTCAGATTCAATCGCAACGTTCCGGCGATACTTCGCAATGTGGCCACAACTAACTGGCAAATGGCTCGACAGACGTTCGGTGGCCTGTCGCACCTCGAAGGGCAGACGGTAAACATTCTGTCAGATGCCAGCGTTGAACCACAGAAAACAGTAACTGGTGGTTCCGTCACGCTGGAATCACCAGGCGCAGTGGTGCACATCGGTCTTCCTATCACCGCTGAATTCGAAACGCTGGACATCAATATCAACGGCCAGGAAACGCTGCTGGATAAAAAGCAGGTCATTCCTACTGTAACGATGGTCGTCAATGCCAGCCGTGGAATATGGGCCACCACTCCGGGCGGAACCTGGTATGAATATCCGCAGCGTGAATTTGAGTTCTACGACGATCCTGTTGATGACGCTACCGGGAAGGTGGAAGTAAAACTCGACAGCAACTGGGATAAAAACGGACGCGTTAAGGTCCGCCAACTTGATCCTTTGCCTCTGTCAGTGCTGGCTGTTCTTCCTCGCCTTACCGTCGGAGGCTTCTGATGATTAACGCTCAGATCGTACCGGCCACCGCAGATCATATCGAATCAATTCTTCCGCATGTCCGCCAGGCAGATATTGACGAGTTTCTGGCAACCAATGGATGGAGTCCGCGCCGAGTTCTGGAAACCGGTCTGCACACGTCAACATTCTGCTGCGCCGGGCTGATAAACGGTGAGGTGGTGACTGTTTTCGGCGTAGCGCCAGCATCGATGATCGGCGGCAGCGGCATACCATGGCTTGTGGGCACTGACGCGCTGGAGAAATACCAGCGCACCTTCCTTCGTCGCTGCGGAAAAGTGGTCAATGCAATGCTGGCTGTTTACCCGTATCTTGAAAATTATGTTGATGCACGCAACCACACCGCACGCATATGGCTTCACTGGCTTGGATTCACCATCGACGAAGCTCAGCCATACGGCATTAAAAACCTACCGTTTCACCGTTTCCACATGGAGAGAAAATAATGTGCAGCCCGGCTATCGCTCTCGCTGGCGCCAGTGTCGCTTTAAGTGGCGTTTCAGCATACAACCAGTACCAGCAAGGTAAGTATTCGTCTGCTGTTGCCGAGCAGAATGCAGAAGTGGCCACGGCACAGGCACAGGATTCTATCAACCGTGGCAACGCTCAGGCTGATGAGGTTCGCCGTCGCAATCGGCAGGCCGCCGGCACCCAGGCGGCAACTATGGGGGCTACAGGTGCAGATCTCTCCACTGGTGGCTCGCTGGATATCTTTGGTGATACGGCTCAGTTTGGCACACTGGATGCGCTGACTACGGTTAATAACGCTCAGCGTGAAGCGTATGGCTATGAAGTCCAGGCCGCCAATTATAAAGCCCAGGCTAGTGCTTCGCGTAAGCAGGGGAATATGGGCGCATTTACCACGTTGCTGACTGCTCCACTTAATGCGTATGGTGCTTATAGGATTGGTGGTGGTGAATGGAACCCGTTCACACAAAGCACCCCAGCACCAATTAGTGTCGCTATCGGCACACCAACCGGTAGATAAGGAGATACCGAAATGCCAACAGTACCAACAGTCACTGGTCGTCAGGTTGAAAGTCGCGGGTTTCAGTCTCCGGGGTTTCAGGCTTTCGAACAGCCAAACATCGGTGATGCTATCGTCGACGCTGGCAGCAAAGCCATCAACGTATTTGGAGAGGCCAAACAACGGGCAAATGTGGCTCTTTCTCAGGAGGCGAGCTTAAAGCTCAGTCAGGCTGAAGAAGATTTAAAGACCAAGCTATACAGCCTGAAAGGTCAGAATGCTCTTGGTAAAGGACTCGAGTTTACGCAGCAATACGATGAGCAGATACAATCGCTGTCTGCATCTTTACCTGATGACGCATCGCGCCAGATGTTCATGCAGCAGGCTCAGCAGCAACGCATCCAATTTCAGGGTAATGTAGGTCGCTATGAGCAGGGGCAGGTTAACGAGTTTGAGAGTAATCAATACGATGCCACCAGACAACTACAGATTCAGAAAGAGGCTGACTCATGGAACAACCCGCAGGAGGCGGTACTCGCAAAAAATATCCGCACAGTAGCAACAGCAAGATATGGCGCTTCAAGAGGGTGGTCGCAGGAACAGATTCTGGCTGCTATTGAAAAAGATAACCTTGCCGCTACGGAGATGAGAGCGAAGAACTATGCAGTTGATAATCCGCTTGGGTGGATGAATGGCGAATTTTCGGCAGATGATACCGGTGGCCTGGATATGCGCGCTGTCGGTATTGTCGAATCGGGTGGGAAACACCTTGATTCAGATGGTTCGATCATTACATCCTCAGCAGGCGCTCAGGGCCGTTTCCAGTTGATGCCAGAAACAGGGAAAGAATTGGCTGCACGGCGTGGGGTTCAATACAACCCGGCAGATGAAGAGCAGCACACCATGCTGGCATCAGATTACGCTCAGGAGCTGTCAAACAAATATGGTTCTGAATTGCTGGCTGGGTCTGCATATAACTGGGGGCAGGGCAATGTTGACAAGCTTATTGAAAAGGTTGGTGATCCAAGAAAAGGCGAGATATCTCAGGCCGACTTCATAAAACAACTACCATCTGAAACGCAGGGATGGATTTCACGGTACCGTAAAAATAAAACCGGTATGGACCCTGTTACAGTTTATCAGATTGATAACCTTGCAAACGCTCAGATTGAGAAGCAGAGAAAGCTGGTTCTTAATGAACTTGAACCACTGCTCAACAATACAATGGCGCAACTCAACAATGGCGAGGTTCCTGATGCAGTTCCTTCGATCCCAGCCATTATGTTTAGTTATGGTGAACAGGGAAAGAAAATGGTATCGCAGCTTGATATCGCCATGGACAATGCAAAAACATTCCAGGCCATTCAGTACCTTTCACCAGAGCAGCAGCAGCAGGAACTACTCAAAAAGAAACCCGAGGTTAACGATCCTGATTACGCTTTGAAGCTGGAAGCGTATGGAAAGTTATCTTCTTTGGTTAGCCGGTCAAATGAAACCATACAGGCTCAGCGGGACTCTCGTAGATTCAATGAGGCACTTTCAATGGGTGAAAAGCTGGACCCTGCAAATAAGTCAATGCAGAAAGCTGCAGACTATACGCAGACAGCTCAGAATTTCAGAATTAACGACGGTTCTACGCATGACGGAGTCGTCCAGCTAGTAGCCCAAACCGGCATTATTCCATCGCAGGTTGCATCACAGTTGTCTGCTGTGTCTCGATCTCACAGTCCCGATGTTGTTAAGCAGGGAGCCGATCTGTTTAACCGCTTGTATGACGCAGATCCTGCTTCTGTCGGTGATATGCCTAAGGATATGCAGGGATTCTATCTTACCGTTAAGCAGCTTACAGATTCTGGTATGGCTCCTGAATCAGCCATCGAACAGGCACAAAACCTGACTTACAACCAGACAGATGCGCTTAAGGCTCAGTTGGCATCTACTCAAAGCACTAAGGAGTATAAAAAAGACCGGGTTAAGGCGATGGACTCCGCCGTCAGCAATATGGCGCAATGGTTCCGCTTGGATCCATCTGCGGATGACCAGACGCCGGAAGCGGCCAGATTCCGCAATGATTATCAGGCGTTGTACGACATTAACTATCGCACCACCGGTGGCAATGCTGATGCGGCGAAGAAAATGACCAACCAGCAGATCGCCAGGACATGGAGTATCAGCGAAGTTAATGGCAGTGCGAAGCTGATGAAATATGCACCAGAGGCGCTTTACAATTATGGTCCTTCCGGATGGCAGGCTGAGCAATGGAAGTCCGAGAAAGAGCAACTGATGTATGGCGATCGCAAAGACCAGATCGTAACTAGCCCAACACAGTTGGGTATTACTTCTGGTTCCGCTGGTCCCGTAACTACCAAAACTCCGGAGTCGCGTGTTGGTGGTGAGCTTGAGATCACCCCAGATGTGCTGACTGCGAGAAATGGTGATTATGCAATCATGGTGCGAACAAAAGATAAAGACGGTATTGAAGCGGTGCAGCCGTTCTACGACAAATTTGGTAGCCCAATGCGCTGGAAACCATCTCTCGAAGAATGGGAGCCATATAAAAAATCTATACAGGAAAGGGAGCAAAAATATCAGGAAGAAATCATTAGAGGCCAGGAAATTCGCGGCTTTAAAGATAAGCACCGTGCGATAGATGAACAGTATCGCAGGTTCCACGATGATCGTGTTAATCGCTTCAAAAACTATTTCTCATGGAGTAATGAATAATGCCTGTGTATTCCTCGCCAGAAGAACTTAACAACGGGTTTACTCCTGCTGGCAGTGTCTTGCCAGCGCCAACCGGGTTTGATGTCCCTTTGCCTGAAGGAACCAACCCGGATCCGCAACAGCCAGAGCCATCAGTATGGGGTGCGGCATTCCGACAAAATAACTTGCTGGCCGAGATGTTCCGACCAGCGAAACAGTTTGAGCCAGTCGAGGGATATAACCCCTACACAGACAAAAGCGAGATTCATGGATATGAGCAATGGGGATCTGCTTTTGCTGACTCCCGCTCGCCGGAAGAAACCGCCTGGCTGAAACAGCAGATTGACGACGAAAACGAAGACCGACGGGTACTTTCAGAAGCTGGTGGTGAAGGTGTTCTTGCCAGTATTGCAGCAGGAGTGGTCGATCCTGTCACTGTCGCTTCGATGTTTATCCCTGGCGCACAGGGCGGCGCAGTGACCCGCATAGCATCACAGGCAGCAATCGGCGCGGCAGCAACAGCGGCCAGCGAGATTGCGCTGAATAATCAGCAGATAACCAGAACTTGGGGGGAAAGTGCAGCACACGTCGCCGCCGGTGCGTTGATGAGCGGCGTATTTGCAGCCGCCGGAACTGCGCTGACACCATCTGTACGTACTGCGGCAACGCGCGAAGTGGCTGATGCACTCGATAACATGAGTATCACATCAGCAACGGACACGGCAGCAGCTTCCCTTCCTGAAGGTGGTAGCGTTGGTGCAGCCAGAATCAATGAGGCCACTCTTGAGGATCTGACCCCGGCAACTGGCGGCCCTGTCGGTAAACTTGCGCGCAAGGCTGGCAGTTATCTGACGCCGTTTACCCGCCTGATGGAGTCACCGTCGAAAACATCCCGCCGAACTGCTCTGGAGTTGGCTGAGAATAACTACACCTTGCAGGGTAACGCCCGCGGCATTGAGACGCCTGTTGCAGCGGAAACCCGCGTTCGCGGATGGCGCCGGGAAGAGGCTGCGGTCGTAGTAGCGAATAAGCAGGCTTACGGCCAGTATAAAGCCGCTGGTGGCGATCTGAGCTTTTCACAGTTCCGTGAGGAAGTGGGCAACGCAATGCGCAGCGGTGATGTGCATGCCAACCCGGTTGTACAGGAGACAGCGCAGGCAATGCGTTCCGTTGTGAACAGGGTGAAAGTGGCTCAGCAAAAGCTGGGCCTGCTACCATCTGACGATGAGCTTAAAGCCATCGGCCAGGAGAGTTATTTCCCTCGCGTTTACAAAGTAGGAAAGATCGCCAACGAACGAGATAAATTTCGTGACATGCTGGTAGACTGGTGGTCACGTGGCGAAAAAACAATGTCCCGAGAAGAGGCAGAGATCGCTGCTGATACCACGATCAATAGAATTACCGGTGCAAAAATACCTCAGGATTTTGCAAACGTCTTTATGGTGAAAGCGGCCGGAAGCACCAGGGCGCGTACATTGAGCGTTCCAGATCGCCTGATGAAAGATTATCTGGAGAGCGACGCTAATTATGTGCTTCAGCGTCATATCCGCGAGGCATCGGCAGAGGTTGAGTTGACGCGCACGTTTGGCAATAAATCACTGGAGAAGCAGCTTAAGGATATTCAGGACGAATATGATGCGTTGATGCGTGAACGTCCTGCTGAACAGGCAAAGCTGGCGAAAGCGCGTGAGAACGATATCCGTGATATCACAGCGCTGCGCGACCGCTTGGCTGGTACCTATGGTATGCCTGATGACCCGTCATCATTTTTCGTGCGCGCCGGTGCGTTCCTGCGTAGCGCTAACTTTGTTACTAAGCTCGGCGGCATGACTGTTTCGGCAATTCCAGATCTAGCGCGTGGTGTGATGGTTAACGGATTTAGTAATACCATGCGCGGTTACTCTTCACTGATTACCAGATCTCCTGCATTCAAGGCCAGCCGAGCCGAACAGTTAAAAATGGCCGTCGGGCTGGAAACCATCCTGCACACCCGCGCACGCACAATGGGCGACCTGGTGGATAGTTCTGCACGTACCACGGCAGTGGAAGCTGGCATGGAGCGTGTTACCGATGCGTTCGGAAAGCTCACTATGATGGGCCACTTCGATGATATGAACAAATCAGTAAACGGCATGATCACGTCAGACGGTATTCTCTCCGGTGCTTTTGCAGGTCGCCGTCTGGCGAAGCTCGGAATTAACGACAATATGGCCGCACGTATCCGCAGTGAGTTCGAAAAGCATGGCGAGGTTATCGACGGCTGGCATATTGGTAATTTTGAAAAATGGGACGATCAACACGTTGCAGGTGTCTTCCAGTCGGCGGTACTGAAGGACGTTAACAACACCGTTATCACACCAGGTATCGGTGATACCCCCCTGTGGGCCAGTACGCCGCTGGGTAAGACGATCTTCCAGTTTAAATCTTTCGCTACGGCGTCTTATAACCGCGCAACGCTGGGTGGGCTACAGGAAGGTACTGGGCAGTTTTATTACGGTACCGCATTTCAGATTGCATTAGGAGCGCTTACATATGCGCTTAAGCAGGCTGCGAATGGTAAAGAAGTAGACTGGACACCGCAAAAACTGGTGATTGAAGGCATTGATCGCTCCGGTATTCTCGGTCCGCTGATGGAATACAACAACATGGCGGAGAAGGCCACGGGCGGGATGATTGGGCTTGGCTCGCTGCTCGGTACTGGTACGCAGTCGAGATACGCCAGCCGTGGATTTATCGGATCTGCACTTGGCCCTACATTTGGCCTTCTCGACACCATTACAGATGTTACCGCTGGGGTGCTTAACGGTGATGCAGGAGACCGGGTGCTGCATAATGTGCGTACGCTTCTGCCTGGCAATAATCTGTTCTGGATCGCGCCGTTGATAAACCAAGTGGATCCTGGCTTAAGGTAATGGTCTAATTATGATCATGAAAATAAATTTATTATCCAAGGGCGTATGATGAAAAAGTTGTTGATCGCTGGTTTGGCAATCATGCTAGTTGGTTGTGCATCTACAAAGAATGTTGATGTTGTCGCAACTGAAAAGGCTCAAGGTGAACGAATAATTGCCATTAATTCCTCAAGAGCCCCATGGGTTTATGAGATCGAGAAGCGTTTGAAGCAGAAAGGATTCACTGTGCTAAGAAGTGCAAGCCAGCAAGTAACTATTGAGAAGCAAACTAACAGCACTACAGGGATTTATAACGAAGCTACTACTCGTTATGTGCTTAACTTGAATGGATTCGCTCCAAACAATACCATGACGCGTTGCTACGGTGGTGGCTATGATTTTGAATATATTGATGCTGAACTCATCGACGTTAAAAATAATCAGACTATGTTCCATTACTCTAACTCAGGGTTCTCAGAAAACTGCCCCCCTATGTCTGGAACCATTTTCACGGACATAACCAATCTTGTTGCAAATGCGTGGTGATTGGCGTCGTGACATGTCACAAAGGCCGCCTAACGACCACAAAAAAGCCCGCGACGCGGGCTTACTCTTCTTCTGGTGTTTTATCTTCAGTTTTCTTCTTTAAGCTTGGTTTTTGTCTGAGAACAAAAATACCAGCTACCGCAACAACCGTACCGATCACTGTTCCTGCCAGAACTTCATGGCCTGTTAAACCTAACAAGGTTGCGCAAGCTACTGTAAAAATAGTTGCACCAAGCCCGTATAACTGGCCTCGTTTATCTCTGTTGATGGCACCATCAAGTGCTTTTTCTTCCATTTTTTGACGGTGAGAAAATTCCTTTTCTGTCAACTGGAAGATGCGTTCAGGTGCATCAGGTAAAATATCCTGATACCCACGAAGAAGATATGGTGGAGGAAGTGGCCCCTGAAACGCATGGTGAGCGACAACTATCTCCTGAATTTCAGGACGATCAAGAACTCTTGTAAAGGCATCAGGGTGTTGAATGATCTCCTTACTGAGATCTTCATCCACTTCCTCAAACTCACTATCTTCACTATCCCTTGGTTGCCCAGTAGAGTTTTGCATATCTGTCGAAAGATACGCTTTTAGCTTCTGGTTTTCCTCTTGCATCTGAGACGTTCCCTGATGTTGTTATTACCCACTTCCCGCCTTTTGGTGCCGGGATCTTTTTCCCGCCTTTTACAATGTAATCTGCATAAACACGGCCTTCAGAGCGTCTGATATCGTCGCCTACGGCCTTCATGTCTCGAGAGATAATCCTACCAGCAGAGTCATGGGTTACAACTCTGGAATAGTCAGAGCGAGGAGCGATACCCAAAGGGGTTCCTGACTCTAAAGCCAGTTCTTTGCTATATCTTCTGCTCATATACACCTCGACTAATCATCTTTACCTGAAAGGTAATTTCAAGCATCAGTATAATGCTTTGAACAACAATGAGTGTAAACAATTATTGATAATTGTAGGCGCTTCCATGCGCTACCGTCATCAGAACTTACCAGCCATGCTGTTGATGTAATGTGCGTGGGTCTGGATATCTCGCAGGCATTTACTGGCCCCGACAATGTAGTTCATCATCGCTGTAACCTCAGAAAAAGCGCCTTCAACATTATGCCCGTCGGCGTCCATCTTCCGCAGCAGGTCCATCAGCATTGATCTCTCTGTCAGGCCAAGAACACCCTCAGGTGAATGGATGTGTTCAAGATAGTTCGGCTTGAGTGGCGCGCTGTATTCCTGCTTCTCTCCCGTCTTCATCGCTTCCAGAATGGCGGGCATGAAGCTGGCCACAACCTTTTGCGCTTTGTCCGCCGGTGATAATTCTTCGCGAACGTAACGACCGGTGCGACGTATCTGCGGGAGAACTTCACCAGTTACCCATTTGCGGAAACGGTAGGGAATGGTGCCTGGTGTGACCGCATCGCGGCAGCGCAGGATCAGGGTGTAGAGACCGGACTCGTTGATGATGGTGAAATCTTGATGTCCACCAGGGGTATGCATTGAATGCACACCCTTCTCTTCGCCATCTAATGCGCGCATCGCGCTAGCTGCATGCTTTATACCGATTGCGTTACAAACATCAGCCGCCACGAACCATTGATTTCCATCAACCATGATAGCGCGAATATTGCAGTTTGATTCGAAAGAAAAAACGGAAGGTTTGGTATTCATGGTGTCAACTCCTACTAGTAAGTTAATCACCACCGCAACGCCAATTACTGGTGGTGAACTGGACAAGGTTGGCGTACCGGCCTAGTAGGAACCGGCGTCCTTTCGGACCCCTGCCCAGCCCACCATAATTTAGTGTGCTGTGCAACGCGCATAAAAAAACACGCCAAGCGCGTGTTATGCGCCTACTAGTAATCCGGGACGCCAATCCCGGCACTGGATTTTTCCAGTGCCTGATCACTATGGCACAAGTATTTTGCGTTGTAAATTTACCGTAAAGGTAATAATAAACGCATGTTGTAGGTTATTTCAACCTTATGTGGTTTGTCTGCGCAACTGTTCAATGCAGTAGTCGAGATGCGTTTGCACATCCTTCATGGATATCTGCGAGCTGGTGACATAGTTCACCAGAGCAGTAAGTTCGGCCAGCGGCCCGTCGACGTTGAATCCGTCTTTATCAAGTTCCCGCAATAAAGTCATAAGGTGCGAGTTCTCCACCAGGGATATGACGCCTCCCGGCGTGTGTACTCTTTCATAAAATCCATCTTCCAGTGGGTGGTGATACCGCTGTTGCATTAACCATTCTCCATACATTCACTGTATGTATGTACAGTAGCAAATGTTTACCTCACTATCCAGCACGTATTGCGAATTACCTCAAAGGTAATAACTTGGTTGATTGCCTTTTGTGCGATTCATATATGGTTCATTGGGTAATAGAATGACCAGTAGTGCGGCGCGCCGGGTGCTGCGACTATCTGGAGTTTCAACATGACGGTCTCAACCGAAGTCGACCACAATGAATACACAGGGAACGGTGTTACGACGTCATTCCCTTATACTTTCAGAATTTTTCATAAATCAGATCTCGTTGTGCAGGTTGTTGACCTGAACGAGAACATTACCGATTTGGTTCTGGATACTGATTATACGGTGACGGGTGCCGGTGGATACACTGGCGGTAATGTCATCCTGACAACTGCTTTGGAAAATGGATTTCGTATTTCGATAGCACGAGAACTACCAGTTACACAGGAAACAGATCTGCGCAACCAGGGTAAGTTTTTTGCTGAAGTGCATGAAGACGCTTTCGATAAGTTGACCATGCTGATACAGCAGGCTATTAGCTGGATACGTCTTTCTCTGCGTAAGCCTTCATTTGTTGCAAACTACTATGATGCTCTTGGTAACTACATCCGCAATCTTCGTGACCCGTCACGGCCTCAGGATGCGGCCACCAAGAATTATGTTGACTCACTGGCAAACATTAATCTGTCTAAAACACTGAGAACACCAGAGTCAGTGCCCGAACTTCCAAGCGCTGAGCTGAGGAAAAATAAAATTTTAGCAATGGATAATTATGGCAATCCGATCATGGTGTTGCCTGAGTCTGGTTCTGCTGCTGATGTATTAATAGAACTGGCAAAGCCAGATGGATATTCACTTATAGGAGTTAGCCCAAAAGGTACAGTAAAAGATTTAGTGTACTGGAGGACTCCAGAGCAATATGATGCAGTTGGTGACGGTGAGGCAGATGACACTGTAAAATTAAAGGAAATGCTGTCAGACATAAATGACATTCCGGATACTCTTCCTGACGTTGCTGCTGTAAATGCATACATGGAGAAAGAGTCGGTAAAAATAGAGTTGACCCGCTTATACCGTTTTACAGAAACTCTGTATATCCCACCATGCGTCTCAATTGAAACGCCAACACCAAATTTTTTCTCTCGTGAAAGCAAGCAAGGGCTATTCTACGATCCTGTAGATAAAGAAACAGCGGCAATTAGCTTAATGGTGTACAGGAAGCAACCAGATGGTACATACAAACTCAATAAAGATGTAGATTATTACCCTACTGGGTTAGATATTGATAATGGGGACGCTGTAACATGCGCCAGAAAAATTGATATTAGTAACCTTAACCTGATTACAGCACCAGGTGTAAAGGTGGGTGTTAAATGGATAGGTGGAGCAGGATGCACTACGAAAGGGTTATCCATAGGGGAGAACACAGGGAGCGATATTACAACAGCAAGACTACCAAGAGTAGGATTGTTGCAGTCAGCATCATGGGGTTCTGTTCATGAAAATCCACGAATTTTGTACAAAACACAGGGGATGGTTTTTATTGATGCAAACGGTGGTTCAGTTGTAAATAATGCGTATATTTCACGTCTTGGGAATTCAGATGGTGAACTTGAACAATCATTATATAAACCATCAGATTTTACTGATTTAGGTGATATTGGAATAACTCAGTTCTCAGGTTCTGAAGTTAAATTTAATAACCCAATAATTGAGCAATCTTCTTATGATATTGTTCATGCTGGTAGAGATTCAGATTCTTATGGACTTTTGATGATTGACAAACCACATATTGAATCACATGGAGGAAAGAAAAAACATAGTTTTTATATAATAAACTCTAGTTCAGATATCATGTTTTCTGGTGTAGGTCTTTCAGGTCCAGACCCTGATCTGGATAGTATGTACTTCCTTAAAAATTGCCCTGAAACTGCCCGTAACGTTGTTAGGGGTCAGTTGCCATTAGGTGGTGTAAAACTTGTACGCGGAACTGGTAGTTATCCTACGTTAGTGCTTGATTGCACAAATATGGGGAGTCAATTCCAGTTCGGAAAATTAGGCGACGCATTTTACCTGAAAGAAGTAGTTGGTGTGACAGCCGATACTCTTTACATAGACCCAGTGAACGGGAATAACTACAACTGGGGATTCAGTGGATCTGCTCCGATAGCAGAGTTACTTTATGCTGCTAAACTATGCAAGTTATTCAAATGCAAAAATATGTACATCCAACCCGGAACAGCTTCTATTACCTCTAATACAGAGCTTCCACTAGTTAACATTAGTGGTCCTGGTGCATTATCTGCATTAAACGGAAGTAGCTTTACTATTTCTGATGGTGGAGAGGTATCAATCGAAGGGTTGGCTGGATTTTCATCTGATGGGGGGCACCTCGTCCGTGTAAAAACAAAAGAGCATGTAACTCTACACACAAACTGCAACGTAGATTCAAAGACATCATACGTTATTCTTAGTGAGAAGCAGGGTGATATTGATTTCCGCCATCTGTTTTACACAATAAATTGTGCAAAGTATGTTGGCGCAAGCGCGAACCAGACAATTTGTGGGCTTTTAGTTAAGACTGCTACTCGTCCGACAGGGATAGATTCAAGCCCGGTAGATGGCAATACCTCACTGAAGTACAGCTTTATATCATCATGAAAGGTAATCATTAACCATATATGGTTTATTGTGTATGATGAACTCACCAATTAAGGGGGTTCATTATGCACAGTAAACGGTGGTTGATATGTCAGCTCAGCTAACCAGTGAGTCATTAAATCAGTGGCTTAGCATGGGTTCTTTGGCTGCGGTAATCGCAGGGGTTCCTCCCGAGGTGGCTCTTGGTGCTCTATCAGGTGCGGTAATATTTATTACCTCTGCTGTTGAGTATCCAATACGCCGCCGGGTTCTTCTGTCGATGCTCAGCTTTCTCTGCGGGCTTCTCTTCTACAAACCAACAGCATCAATCCTTATCGGCGTGGCCAGCCTGATCCCAACTATCACACAGGATTCATTCGAGAAAGGGATCGTCTTCTCTGCTGGCGCGTTCGTGTCGGCAATCGTCGCAGTACGTATTGGTATCTGGCTCTATCACCGTTCCGACAATCCACGCGATTTAATCCCGGGGAGAAAAGACGATGACAACTCATGAGCTGCTTTTACTGATTGCCAATGCGGTTATCTGTTCTGCGATAGCAATCCGCGTCGGAACCTTCCGGCGTAATGGATCGCAACACCGTCGATGGGGTGGCTGGATAGCCTACTTCCTTATCGTGGCATCAGCCAGCATCCCAGTCAGGGCTGCATATGCAATCTGGTATCACACACCTATGGTCGCTGATTTATCAGAGGTCATCATCAACGCTGTCATGCTTGCCGCCGTTCTGAAGACGCGCGGTAACGTCGTGCAGATATTCAAAATATCGAGGTCTCAACATGGACATTAACCAGTTCAGGCTCGCTGCCGGTATTACTGAACAACTGGCCACGCGATGGTATCCACATATTACTGCAGCCATGAATGAGTTTGGCATTACCAAGCCAGATGACCAGGCGATGTTTATTGCGCAGGTAGGGCATGAGTCCGGAGGTTTTAACCGGTTGCAGGAAAACTTCAACTACAGCGTATCGGGACTGTCAGGTTTTATTCGTGCCGGGCGTATCACGACTGACCAGGCTAATGCGCTTGGCCGGAAAACATATGAGAAATCCCTTCCTCTGGAACGCCAGCGAGCAATCGCCAATCTGGTGTACAGCAAGCGCATGGGCAACAACGGACCGGGCGACGGATGGAACTACCGAGGGCGTGGGCTTATCCAGATCACCGGTCTGAACAACTACCGTGATTGCGGTAATGGCCTGAAGGTTGATCTGGTAGCGCAGCATGAACTGCTGGCGCTGGATGAATACGCGGCCCGGAGCGCGGCGTGGTTTTTTGCTACCAAAGGCTGCATGAAGTATCCAGGCGACCTGGTTCGTGTCACGCAGATTATCAACGGTGGCCAGAATGGTATCGACGACCGGCGGGCGCGTTACGGCGCAGCCCGTAAGGCGCTGTTATGATCCTGGCATTCGTCAAAGCATACTGGAAACAGTTGCTTATCGTGGTGATGCTTGCTGCGCTGGTTGTCAGCGGTGTGGTTGCATGGAATGTTCATGGTGACCGTCAGTACGATGCCGGGTATGCTCAAGCGCAGGCAGATCAGAGACAGGCTGATGATAAGGCCAGGTCACAACGTGATCAGGAGAAGACGCAAATTGAACGCGAAGCACAATCCCGTATCGATGTGGCGCGTGTTGACGCTGAGCATGCTAATACCGCTGCTGACGGCCTGCGCGCCGAGCTTGACAAAACCAAGCGACTCGCCGAACACTATACCGGATCTTTCCCCACTGGCACGCCAGCCAGCAAGGTCATCGGCGTGCTCGCCGACATGCTTGAAGAAAGCAACCGATCTTACATCGCAGCAGCAGAAGAGGCTGAGCGATATCGGTCTGCAGGACTCACATGCGAGCGACAGTACGACTCCCTGAAAGCGGGGCACTGATTTCCGGTGACGGTATATAAAACGGTACGGTAAAAATAAGATTTAAGAAAGTTGTTGTCAGTCAATTGGTTATGTTGTTCGTAAATAATTGAGTGGGAATAATAGCCCTTTCTGTTAGCGGTTTCTGAACCGGTAATATGTAAAAAAACCCTCTTTTTATAGAGGGTTTTTTATTGCGCTCATACCGAAGCGCTGTGAA